TTCCACTATTGCTCCCCCTCCTCTTCCTCTTCCTCTTCTTCCTCTTCTTTATTCTCACCAAATAAATCAGCGAGGTTCTCTTTCCAGGTGCCAGGATAGCAGTAACGACAATCCAAAGCTCCACACAAACAAGGTTCTGAGTCCCCCATCTTATCTCACCTTTCTTATTTTCCTCATTGAGTCATCAGCCAGCTCCATAAAGCCTCCACCCCATGCGAAGCCTTCCCTCATTCTGTCTGCAACTCGTTCTCCGTATCTGTCCTTGAACGCCTCTGCATTCAGATTAGTTGTGATAATAGTCTTCCTGAAATTTGAATATCGTTCATCCATCAACTCATCTAGTCGCTGCTGAAAGTTACCATTCTTATCCTGGTACTCAACTCCGAGGTCATCAATGACCATCAGCTTAGACTGGATCATCTTTTCGTAATCCTTAGCATAGCCATTGGTTCGAGCAATCTTGGTTCCATTCCACCAGTAACGTCGTTGATATGTAGGGGCTCCTTCAGGTGGAACATTCTCATAGAGCCACACAGCCGCAGCCGTTGACTTTCCTGTCCCCTTTCCTCCTGAAAGAACTAGGCACCAGCCTTCTCTTGGGGAAAGGTTGAACTCTCTCACATACTTAACGGCCTTAGTTTCTTCTAACATCTCGAGGTTTTTTAAAATCCTCTCAGGGACACCCCAGATTCTTAAGCATTGGATTCTAGAGCTCGCACTGGCTCCCTCTTCAACAGGGCAAAACTCTCTGCCTTCGGCTGCATCCGCCGCCTCTCTTTGCTTTTGTCGAGTGTACATTCGGTATACAGCCCGCATCCATTCATCGGCTGTATCTTCTCTGTAGTTTAAGAATGGGTTTTCTTCCTCAGAATCCTGCTGCTTGGTTTCCATCACTAAACTCCCTGCTTCCTCGGTGGTGTCCGACTTGTTCTTGCTTAGAATCATATCGACTCGGGTCGGCTGCCCGTTCGATGAATCCCTCTATCTTCGATTGGTTGCGAAATATGTATTCGATGCTATGGCCTGCTGGTACGTTCTGATGCCAAGGGCAAATCTTATTCCCATCAATGGCCTTCACTAGCTCCTCTGGAGAGTTGCCATCATTGAGTGCTTTGCGGATCCTCTTCCAGTCAGAAGAGCCCGGCTTTATTTTTTTACCTCGGGTGGGGTGTATCATCCTGTAGTACGCAACTACCTGAGTAATACTCGCAGACATCGCAGAAGAGGGAGAGTTCGATGAAGACTCAGTGTCTCTCTTCTTGCTTACTACCTTTGCCTGGTTGTATTCGCTCCATCCGTGGATTGAATACACCCCACCTTCAGCATCCAGCAGTCTCAGGTTGACCAAGACTTTTACAAACGTCTCGTAACAACCATTATAGTCTGCCGCCTCCGAAATATCCAAGTCGTCCATGTCAGTAAGCTTTCCATCTGCACGATACTCGATGCAAAAGCACCAAAGGTTATAAAGTCCTAAGACTCCATCTGCACCCAACTTACGCTTAAGCCTCTTTATCTTTGGGTGAATACGTGACGATGTATGCAGCTTTAATTCTGACATGTTGACTCCTTGAATACGGTTAATTGTTGAGGGGAGGGGATGCCATCTGAGATCGGGAGATAAGAACCGAACTCAGAAGGAATTACATGGGAGAAGTAAGGCACCCCCTCCGCCTTCTAGAATGGCACTGAATCCTGTGTGGCGTCTACAGCTTTCACTGCTTTATCACTAACAGAATCCACTGAAAGATAGCTGTCCACAGAGAGCCACTTACTGCCAGGCTCTCGGGCCATATCTGCCTTACCTTCCTTCCCATCAAAGTCCTCTGACTTCAGGTCTGGATTGTCAAAATCAATGCCTAGACAGTAGCATAGCTCTTTGAGCTTCCACTTTGCCTTGGGTGAAGATGTTACGATGTTCTCCCAAGTCTGGAATCCAACTCCATTACTGTTCCATACATCAAATTGAATACGCATCCCGGTATTACCCGTACGAAAAGTGTAGGGGAACTCAATGTATTTAACTCGAATGCTGTAGACTCCTTCTGGGAATCCTTCATCAATATTTTCTGGTTCATGGTTTAATGCTGGCATTTCAAACTCCTTCATTTTGCTTTAATGCTTTGATATAATTTTCATAAGAGAACTCAATACTTTCGGGCATCTCATAACCTGCACGACTCTTCGCGTCACGTCCTGGTCCACCCTCAAAGTAGCAAACTCTCTTATTGCTTCCTCTTTGTTTGGCAACTTTGTCACCTTGTTTCATCACAGCTACATGGTCTTTCGTGATGTGGCCAATTTGGTCTGCCCATTCCATCACTGCGTTCCATGTATACTTGTGCATTGCTCCACCAATCTTCAGGAAGTCATCGCCAAGAGCATTGCCTTGTCGGTGAAGTCCCTCATGAACGAGTAGAACTACCATCATATTCTTATTCTCTCTGAGCATATCTAACCCATTAAGGAATCGAATAAACTCTTGGTGCATTAGCTTATCGCCTTGGCCCCATTGCATGTATCCGTCTTTACCTCGTTCTGGAATCATACGTCCTTCGAACTTAGTGTTACAGATATACTCTTTGCACATAGTCTCAGCTGCATTAATGACATCAACAACAACTGTCTTTCTGTCATGCTCTTCTCGAATTAGGAATCCTACTGAAGCCAGCACGTCTTCCCATTTCTCAAGCTTGCCTGTCTTTGGAATCTTTGGAACGTTTGCTGCACAACCATCCTCAGTAAGAATGAATACTACATCATCACAATGAGTTCCGAAGGTTGTCTTTCCCATCCCAGGTCCGCCGACAAGAACTAGTCTTGGTTGCTTTCGAGGTTCATCCGATATTGATAAATCAAACTCCATCTTATCTCCCATCATTCAACATGTTTCTTTTCGTATAGTTTCGCCCAGCTCCACACACCCAAGTTGCTCATTACTTTCTGCAACTCATCTACCACTTCCTGGATAATTTCAGTTCGCATTGTCACACGAAGCTCTTCTGTCACTTCATTGACAATCGCTTCTCTTCCCTCAACAGTCTTGAGGACTTCGTTTAACTCCTCCAGGGCGAGATCTGCATACTCTTCAGCTTCGGTCGCTGCGCTAGCCGCTCTTCCTGCGGCACACTCAGCTTCGGCTGCGTACTCATTCGCATTACTGGCATAGGTAGAGGCATCGCCTAGTGCGTTACGAACACTGTGCAATTTTTCTATGACCTCATTCGGGGGCATGCTTTCTCCTTTGGCCACCACTTCAATTGACATCTTATCTCCTTAGTTTTGAATTTTAGTATTACCTTTACCGTCTAGCTCTGGATGCTTCTCTTCTGTCTTTACAAACTTCAAAGAATCATCAAGCCGCTCCCGCCCGAGGCAGACGTCCATAAAAGCACACCCGCCATAGTTTCCGCATGATGTTGAATTTCTTATCTCTTGAAATCCCTTGCTGCTGAGAAGTTTAGCATACTCAGTAAGCTCAATCAATCTTCTCTTGTGGTTTGATGCAACATAGGGAACTTCATGCCTAAAGTATTTCTTACTCTCACCATCCTTTGGAAAGTATTCATCTCGAATACGCTCACCAAACTCTCGAACAGTCTCCATTGCATCTTCTTTTCTTTGAAGAAGCTCTGCATCTGTTTCATTTTTTCTTCTAACTATCCGCTTCTTGGTTTTAGGTTTTGACTTGGTTGTTTTAATCACGTCATACATAAGCCTTGGCATCTCAACCAGCTTACATTCTTTAGTTGTTAGGAACTGATAGGCCGCTTCCCTATAGATTGTACACTGAACATCAAGAGGGAGTTTCGCAAAATAAGAATCTGCTTCTGACTCCAGCTTGGAAGATGTTGTCTTGTGCTCATAGATAAGAGCAGTCATAGTCTTAGGGTCATAGATAAGAACGTCCCACTTCCCTCCAAACTCTAAGCCTAGATCTGATTTAAATCTAAACTCTTGTTCGATATAAATATCCATACCTTCAAGATCGTCTGTTGACCATTTAAGGAAGTAGCACTCAAGATAGACCTTCATCTTTTCCCAAGCTATAGCCTGATCATCAGTCCACCCTGGAAGCTCTTCGTCCATGTACTTCTCCATCTTGTCGATGGATTCCTTAAGGGACATGAAGGAAAAGAATCCTTCAAGCCCTTTGTGGATAGTTAGACCTGTGAACATCGCAACAGTAGGGAGGGTTCTGTAAAGATCAACATACTTATATTTATAGAGTGTTGGGCATTGTAAACCCGCAGTGATGCTGCTCGATGTCTCGAACTTAGGCATTAGTTTCTTCTCCCTTAAACTTCTGACCGTCTTGCAGATCAGGCTTGATCCGATTAATAAACATGGTCTTTACCCCATGCTCGTCAGTTGTATAATCAACTTCATACTGATCAGCATCTTCGATAACAATGCCAGTAGGTTCGAAGGTATTAACCTCTAGACTTTCATGGTAAGTACCTGTGTCAAGGAGCATATGCCCTTCCACATAGGCATCTCTTGGCTTGCCATCATAACTCTCAGCACTTGTCACCCATCGTGTCTTCTTTGAGAGTATGATTTTCTTGATATCATGTAGCATTAAAGTGTTAGGCATCTCTTATCTCCTTAGTTGAGCGTTCGCTCTTTCCCGTTAAAACTTTCCATTAAC